AAAATAAGGAACATCCAACAATGAAACCTGTTGACCTGATCCAATATCAAATGTCAAATTCAACAAAACCAAATCATATCGTTCTCGACACCTTTGGAGGCTCTGGCACAACCTTAATAGCTGCAGAAAGAATACAAAGACAAGCTCGTCTTGTTGAACTTGATCCAAGATATTGCGATGTAATAATTAAAAGATGGGAGAATTTCACTGGAAATAAAGCAGAGCGTGTAGTATTTAACTAAGAACTACATTTTATGGGCAAAAAAGGAACGCAAGCAGAGACAGTTGTCAGAGCTCAAAGGTTTGCTCGGATAATTGCTAACGGTGGTCGTCGCTCCGATTGCGTTCGTTATGCTTCGGAGAATTGGGGGGTAGGAGATAGATCCGTTGATAAGTATTTAGAGATAGCTAGGGCGGAGTTAAAGAAGGATTGGGACATGGAACGACCACAGATGATTGCTGATCTTTTGGCTCAATGTAGCACCTTACAGATGGAAGCTAGAAGGTCTGGTCAATATCACATTGCTCTTGGTGCGATCAATACTGCAGCCAAGCTTGCACACTTAGTCTCATGAGTCTCTTAGAAACTGTCTCACAAGGCCATGTTTTATTTGAAGAAGGCTTTAGTTATATTCCCTCATCAAAAGATGTAATAAAAAAAATTAAATCAAAGTTGCTTCCGCATCAAGCATCTTTCTGTGATGACACAAGCCATCGCAAACTAGCACTGGTTTGTGGCTTTGGTGCTGGCAAAACTTATGCTTTAGTTTCTAAAAGTATAATTCTTGCTTGCATGAATGTTGGACATATATCTGCTATTTTTGAACCCACAAGCCCGATGCTCAGAGATATTTTGATGCGAACTATGAACGAGCTTCTTGAGGAGTGGGAGATACCTTATACTTTTAGAGCTTCGCCTTTGCCTGAATACCAACTTACTTTTGAAGAAGGAACTCATACGATCCTACTGAGAACCATTCTGACTTATCAAAGATTGAGAGGACAGAACCTTTGTGCTGTTGGTTTTGATGAGGCCGATACTGTAAATAAAAGAGACGCAGAGCAAGCGATGAACATGGCTCTTGCAAGATTAAGGTCAGGCAATATTCAGCAATTTTACGCAACAACAACTCCCGAAGGTCATGCTTGGGCATTTGAGACTTTTGAAAAGAATGCAAAAGAAGATACAAGGTTAATAAAAGCAAAGACAAGTGATAATCCTTATCTGCCAGAGGGTTTCATTGATTCTCTTTTAGAAAACTATCCACCGCAACTAATACAAGCTTATCTCAATGGAAACTTTACAAATCTTACAACTGGGGCAGTTTATTCAAGATTTGATCGCAACAAGCACTTGGTTGATAATATTCCCTTTGACATAAAAATGGAGACGCTCTTGATAGGTATCGACTTTAACGTGATGAACTGCAATGCAGTCGTGGCAGTTAAAGACGGAGATAAATTGTTTGTAATTGATGAAATTACAAAACAAAATGATACAGATGCTCTGGCTCAGGAAATTAAAAGAAGGTATCCTAACAACAAGATATTAGTTTACCCTGATGCCAGTGGTGCTGCCAGATCAACGATCAACGCTTCAAAGACAGATATTGCAATTCTCGAAGGCTACGGTTTCTCAAGCATGGCATTACGCAGTAACCCGCCGATCAAAGACAGAGTTCAAACCTTACAAGCACTCTTGGAGAACAGCAAGGGATGGGTGCGTTTGGCGATTCATGCCCGTTGCCGACGCTTAGTAGAATGTTTGGAGTTGCAGAGTTACGATGAAAAAAGTGGAGATCCAGACAAGCAGAATGGATATGATCATCTTAACGATGCGTTAGGTTACCTTGTGTATAGAGAATTTAATATTATTCATGCAAGGGCAGGCCGACGAACAGGAATTAGAATATATTAAAAGAAATGATATTATGAGGAAAAACCGTGTATAGTTCACTAGATATTTACAATCAGCCTGTAACTTTAGCTCCAACAACGGTTGCTTCTCCCAATGCTTCCTATCAAAGGATGGCAAATTTCTGGAGTTTGATTGAGGATTTGAAGGAAGGAACTTATAAAATGCGAAGTGAGCATAGAAAATACTTACAACAAGAACCTCGTGAAACCGATGATGCTTATGATACAAGGCTGGCTAGGTCAACAGTTGTTCCATATTTGCAGAGAATAGAAAAAATGCTGTCGGGAATGTTGGTGCGAAAGCCTGTCCGACTTGATGATGTTTCTGATCTTGTTAGAGAGCAGCTTTTTGATGTAGACCTGGAGGGCAACGATCTTAACGTTTGGCTTTATCAAACTGCAAGAATTGCTATCTCATTTGGTCATGTTGGTGTGCTTGTTGACGCACCAAAGGAAGGAGAGAAAGCAAGACCTTATTGGGTGACTTACACTCCAAGAGATATTCTTGGTTGGCGAACTGAAATTATAGAAGGCTCAAGGCAGCTAACTCAACTTCGACTTATGGAACAAGTAGTTGAAGATGATGGCAAATATGGTGAAAAGTTGGTAAAACAAATCCGAGTTCTTGAGCTTGGTCGATATGAAATACACCGTAAAGATAAGAAAGGGGAATATAAATTAGTTGATGAAGGCGAAATGAGTATTAAAGACAAGATACCTTTTTCAGTTGCCTATTCAAACCGAGTTGGATATTACGAATCACGCAGCCCTTTATATGATATTGCAGAACTAAACCTTAAGCATTATCAGATACAAAGCGACCTAGATAATATTTTGCATATCAGTTCTGTTCCGTTGCTTGCTGTTTTTGGTTATCCAAATGCTGATGAGATAACAACTGGTCCTAATGAAGCACTATCTTTACCGCCAGATTCGAGACTTGAGTATGTATCTCCGTCTGGTGATAGTTATGACAGTCAATTTAAAAGGCTAGGAGATATTAAAGATCAAATAAATACTTTGTCACTTGCTGCTGTTCTTGGACAAAAGTTGGTCGGAGAAACTGCAGAGGCCAAGCGAATCGACAGATCGCAGAACGACTCAACAATGATGGTTATCGCACAGCAGATGCAAGATTTGATTGATAATTGCCTTAAATTTCACAGCGAATATTTAAATGAACCAAACGCTGGGAGCTCCTTTGTTAATAGAGACTTTGTAACCGCAAGGCTTGAGCCAGCAGAAATTGATAGTCTCTTAAAAATATATGCTGCAAACGGCATCAGCCAAGAGAAACTTCTTGAACAACTTGCAAGCGGAGAAATACTCGGAGACGATTTTGATATTGAAGAAGAATTAGAAAAAACGCAATCAGGTGGGTTGATTGAGATGAACCAAGAAAGTGAAGCGGCATAATAGATGGCAGTTCCAGAAGCTTTTTACAGAGAAGCTATAGATCTCAACAGATATAGCAATAAGGTGCAATTTCAAGTTGCCACCCAATTCAACGAAGTTATCCTTGATGTTCTTAAACAAATAAGAGACCTTGAAGGTAACAGTCCAGCAACAACTGCAAGACTGCGATCAATATTGGCACAGATGGTTGATAGTTTAAAAGGTTGGGAAAATGAAAGTGCAGTTTATATGATTGATGAACTTCAAAATTTGGCAGAGTTCCAAGTTGGTTTTGTTCAAGATCAACTGCAAAGAGTTTTACCAAAGGGAGAGTTTCAGGTAAACACAGTTGCTGTTTCTCCTGACTTTGCAAAATCTATCGTCACGAGAGATCCGACTGCTATGACTATTAGATTGAGAGATAAAGACGGTGTGTTTAGGTCTGCTCAGTTTGCATTAACGGCAAAAAGAGGATCAGATATTTCATTGCCAAATGGAAAAACGGTGCAGAAAGCATTTAGGGGGATTGCTGAAGATTCAGGATCAAGGCTTTCAAAAGCAATTAGGCTTGGAGTTTTAGAAGGCGAATCTCTACCAAAAATAGTAAGAAGGCTTAAAGGGCCTAATTTAAGTTTTGTTGGCAAACCTCAAAATGCCATTGCATTGAACTCTGCTTTAAAAAATTCAGAAGGAATGCTGTTGTCAAACAAACAAATCCAAACTGTCGTCAGAACAACTGTAAATCAAGTTCAAAATGCTGCAAGTCAAGCAGTTTATGCGGCAAACAGCGATATCACTGGCAGATATCAATATGTTGCGACTCTTGATGCAAGAACAAGCTCTATTTGTCAAAGGTTAGACGGCCAGTTGTTTAAATATGATCAAGGGCCTGTTCCTCCTCAGCATTTTAATTGCAGATCCACAACGGTTCCGATTATTGATGACGATGATCTTGCTAAATCCTTTCCTAACACCAGACCCTCTGCAACTGGTCGTGTTCCGCAAAATACAAACTATGCAAATTGGTTAAAAGATAACCCTAGTATACAGGACAAGGTATTAGGAAAAAAGAAAAGATATTTTAATTTTTTGATGAGTCCAAAAAGAGGAAAGAAACAATTAAATGCCACAAACGCCTTAAAAAAAATTATTCGAGAAGATGGATCAGAGCTAACATTAGATCAACTAGCCAAACGATATCCAAATGCCAATTAAAAAAGGTAAGTCTCAAAAAACAATAACAGGCAACATAAGAATGCTTATGAAAGAAGGCAAATCAAGATCACAGGCAGTGGCGATTGCTTTAAGTTCTGCTGGCAAATCTAAACCAGCCAAGAAACGCAAAAGGAGATAAGATATATTTAGTTGCTTTAAAAATCATGCCTTCACACTACGGATCAATGAAACCAAAGGGTAAAAAGAAGAAAAAGAAAGGAGGTAAAAAGTAATGGGTTACACTTTCAAGGTTCAAACTTATGATCAACTAAAGCTAAAGGCTGAAAACTCTGAGTTAAAGCCAAAAGCCAAAAAATCAAAAAAATCTACAAAATCAGAAAAATGAAAAAAGGCTCAAGAGTCAGTTGGGTTTACGGTGGCAAAAGAACTTATGGAAAAGTAACTGGAAGTGGAGGAACTCGAGCTTCTATAAAAGGCCCATCAGGTGGAACTGTAACAAGAGTTGGCTCAAAAGAAGATCCAATAATTCGTATTGTATCTGAGTCAACAGGAAATTCTGTTTTAAAAAAAAGATCAGAACTTAAGGCAGCACCTAAAAAGAAAAAGTAATGGCTATTTCTAAAGGTGGTCATACTTTTGCTGGTGTTAATAAACCAATTCGAACACCAAATCATAAGAGTGGAAAGTCTCATGCGGTTGTTATAAAACAAGGAGATGGCTTTAGATTGATCAGATTTGGAATGCAAGGAGCAAAAACCAAGCCACCAAGAAAGGGTGAATCAGAGGCAGATAAAGCTAAAAGACGGTCTTTCAAAGCTCGTCATGCTAAAAATATTGCAAAAGGTAAGACAAGTGCAGCTTATTGGGCTGACAAAGTAAAGTGGAGTTAGTATATTAATAAATATTACGATTTTTTATGTCAGAAGAACCAATTAAACCAAATCCATCTCCTGAGCAATTTGCTGCTCTTCAGGAAGAAATACAAAAATTGAAAGAAAATAATGCAAAATTACTTGATCAGAATATTAAGGCAAAAGAAAAAGGTAAAGCTATTCCTCCTGATGTTGATGTAAATGAATTGATTGCTTTTAAGCAAAAAAAGGAACAGGAAGAATTAGAGGCAAAAGGTAGATATGATGAGGCAATTGCAAAACAGGCTCAACAATTTAGAGATGCCGAGGCTGCGTATAAAGAACAAATTAGTAAATTTGAGCAGAGACAAAGAGAACTGGAGATCGAAACTCCCGCAATCACTGCCCTTGCTGATGTCGTTCATGATCCTCAATATGCTCTTTCACAAATAAACAAAGAGCAGTTGGCAAGAGAAACAGACGGCACGGTTGTGATTGTTGACGGATATAACAGAACTCCAGTTAAAGAATGGGCTCAACAAAAAATGCCACAGTGGGTTCAAAAGAATCCAAGACCACAAGGTGGTGGAGCAACAACAACTAAAGTAACTGCTGATGTTATCACAGGAGAAGCCAACCCATTTGCCAAAGAATCTTTTAATTTAACAGAACAGGCTAGACTATATCGTACAGACATTAATAAATATAATATGCTCAAAAACGCAGTTAGCGGTTAATATAAAGTTAACTTGTTTGTATGAGTTAGGTGTTGTCACCGAAAATTAAAAAATTATTATTAAAATCTCATGGCTACATTGAGGTCGGATTTGATAATACCAGAAGTTTTCACCCCCTACTTAATTGAGGAGACGACTCAGAGAGATGCCTTCTTACAGAGTGGGGTCGTGACACCTTTGGCAGAATTAAATCTATCCGCAGAGCGTGGGGGCGATTTCGTGAAGATCCCCTTCTACAAAGCAAACTTATCTGGAGACTTTGAAGTCCTTACAGATTCATTATCATTAACACCTGGTAAGATCACAGCTGATAACCAAATTGCTGCTGTTCTTCATAGAGGTCG